TTAAATAATAGTAGTTCCATTTACATTATTCTTAAAGATATCACTGTCCTGATCCCGGTAAAATTCTGCCCAAGTTGCATTCCCAAGACCTGTAGCGCTTGAACCTCCATCAAAATAAATAATAGGATTTAAGGAGGGTGAACCGTTCATTATTTTTAAGCTTGCGCCTCGTGGCATATTTTCAATACGAATGTTTTGGAAATTGCTTCCTTTACATGTAATTGTTGCCCATCTAGCATTTGGAAAATCATTAAAATCAAAAGTCAGATCGTTTGCACTATTCTTATAAATTACCTCGGCGAACGTATCATTTATTCTGACCTGTGCTATTTCTTCAGCTTGGCCAAAAGGTACAGCGTCATCAGCGTGTGTGGCAAAAGGAACCGCAGGAGATTGCGTAAAACTATTTATTCCGGTAAACTCCTGATCGCCGTTTAAAGCTGCAAAACTATTCGCCGTCCATGTTTCAGTTGCAACCCTTATATTACTGCCGTTTGAGTGCTTAACATAAGGCGTATTCGCCGTACCGCCATCAAATCCCACTCCTGTAGCATTATCTAAACGATCAACTTTATTATTCCAATTGCTTATTTGCGCAGATGATGGAACAGAAGCATTTAATTGATTCAAGTTGACGGCGTGAGTTCCTAAAGTTCCTGTCGGTACAATCGGGCTTTGACCAAAAGTAATTGTATTGCTGAAAGTTTGTACACCGTTTAAAGTTGCATAATTACCTAATTGCGTGTTTAAACTCGATTGGGTAACATAACTTGTCAACAGTGAAGTTACCCATTCCCTGTCGGCAATTGTTCTCCAAGCACCCCACGTTGTTCCATTATATCTATCTCTTATATAAGTTGTTCCTAATCCATTAATAGGGCTATATTCTTGTCTAATCCAATCAGACGAGTATCTTTTTACTGCAACTGTAGCTATAACAGTTTGTGAAACTGTTGGAGCATTTAGCCACTGATAACCATAGTAAACTCCTTCTAATGTTTGAGTATCTAAATCTATTACATTAGTGGTTGTAAGTTGTCTGGGAAAATACTTATTATTACTTTCAGCAACTGTTGAATAGGTGTTAGAATCAATAGAACCATCGGCTTTTAAAAATTGAGTTGCTAATCCACCAACTTTTTGAAATTGATTTGCTCTAACAATACCTGTACCTGTTATAACACTAACAGTTGCAACGCCGTTGTTTGTAAAATGGATTTGATGCGAATTATTTACACTACTTCCGCCAACACTAATAAAGCTGTATGCTAGTCCGTATTGAGTTCCAAGCCCAGATGTTGCTGCTCCAACATTATAAGCCGATCCAATTGACCATATACCTTGCGTTTCGGCTGAATTATATGAACCAAATGAACCAAACCTGCTTGTTCGCATCGATCTTGAATATACACCAATAGAATCTATTTTACCAATTTCATCTGGACTGTAATTTGTATTAGCCGTAAGCCCAGTATTTCCGTAAAAAGTAGTAGAACCGTCATTACCAAATCTGATAAACGAAGCGTAAGCCTTATCAGATTGATATTGATTGTTTGAAGCATATCTTGCTTGGCCGATGTAGCTCCCGACAGTATCAGCAACACCGCCGACATAAACGGCATTACCATCAGCAGATTTTGTAGTTAAACCAACATAGTGACCATATATAGAATTTCCACTCTGGGTAATGAAAGAAGACGAAGACAGTACTGCTCCCGTAGCATCTATTGTAACCTGACCTGTAGATATAGCATCACCCTGAGGACGCAAATAGACAGCACCGTCAGAACCATCACCTGATAAAATCAAAGCATTACCATTAGTACCGCCTGCTCTTAATCTGTTAAAACCTCTGCTTTTTATGATAATATCGGTAGTGGGCGTATTTATACTTCCATTAAGATCAATATAACCTGATGTATATAAATTACCATTTACATCAAGCTGATAACCATTTCGTGGTGCAGTTCCTCCAGTCAATCCAATACCAACCCTTCCGTTTACCCATCTTAATGCATTCTGTGTGTTGTATGCAGTCCCGCCGAGATAACCATAAATAAGAGTTGTTGTTCCTGTAGTAGTTGCATTCGTATAGTTACCAAGATGCCCGAAGACATCAACAACTCCATTACTACCAACTAATCTTACAATTTCACCTGCAAAATTACTGGTGCCTGTTGTTGTTGAATAGTCTCTAGTAATAGCTGTAGATGTATTTCCAAGTCTCAGATTACCAAGCATTGTATCACCCGATGTTTTTAAATAAGTATTTCCATCAATAGAACCATCAGCCTTTAAAAATTGTGCTGCTGTTCCGCCAACAGTTCTGAAACCTTTGGCGGAATTATAATAAGCATAGTTTACGTCCATAATATTAATCTAAATTATTTACAACAACTGAAATCGGATTTGGTGGAACTGCATCAAATTCGATCGCCAAACTCACCAAATCAATAGGTTTAATTCGCCCGTGAACCTTGTATAATGTCACCGTATCACGCATTACAACTTCAACATTTAAACTATTCAAATTATGCGTGATTGTTGCTGTGCTTGATATATTTGTTGAATATTTTTTAACCGTATTTGTGCCCGCTGTTACACGTCCTTTTGCATCTACAGTTACGCTGTCATAAGTTCCGGCGGTTACACCTGTTGCAGATAAAGTTAACGCTGAAGTGACATTTGCAGAACCATCGAAAGCAACCGTCCACGTTCCGTCTCCTGTTGCAGAAAGCGTTCTTGATGTTGTTAGTTTGGCAGCTGATCCGGTTGTGTTAATCGAAGCCGTTCCCGTCAGCAATGTTGCCGGAACTGCTGTAATAGGAATGGTTATGTTGGCAGTGCCATCAATGGTTTGAGTTGTTGCCGTAACGCCAGATAAAGTGATTGTTCTTGCTGTTGCCCATTTTGTTGCAGAAAGAACGGCTTTAGCAGCATCGGCGGTGTTATCAACATTACCCAACCCGACATCGGATTTTGTAAGATTTACGATACCCGTTTGACCGTTTACCGAATCAACCGCTCCGGAAGTGATATAAACAAAAGTAGTTCCTGACCAACGATAAGTTTTGTTGGTATCAAGAGCAACATATATTTTACCTGTTTCCTTTTGCGATGCAGGCAAAGCGTTTAGAGCAGCTAAAGTTGCTGCCTCAACAATATCATCTACATAAGATGGTAACTGAGAAGCGGGAACCTGTCCGGATGCATCCAAAGTTGCAACACCATTGGCAACACCTTTTTGTGATGTGGGGATATAGTTAGCCAGATCAGCAGCTGTCGGCATAGAACCAAGATAAACCGTTAAGCCGTTTGCCGTTTGAGAAATACCAGTAACAACGTTACCAGTTCCGGAAGTGGTAACAGGTAAAGAAAATGATGTTCCGGTTAAAGTCAAACCATTACCAGCACTGTATGTTGTATCTGTAGATGCTAAAGTTATTGTGCTACCTGTTTGGCTGATCGCCATATTTGCCCCGGCTGCCAAAGTAATGTCGCCCGAAACCAAAGTTCCTGAAGCTCCGCCTTTAATTCTTGTGACCGTGTCGGCCGTTGTGAACGATCTATTTAATGATAAATCCTGCGTAACGCCATTAATTGTTAATGTCCGTGTTGTAGGAACGTAATTGGCAGGTGTGAAGTTTCCATCGTGCCAGAAAGAGGCTAACGTTTTTGTTCCACCGCCAGCTGTGAGAATATCGTTATCTGTTTTACCAATAATTTTGTAACCAGATTGCGAATAATAATATGCATATTTAATATCCATTTTTATAGTTTTTAGATTTTACTTACAGTGACTTTAATATCGTTGATCGGCTGATCATCAAAAGTTATTTCAATTGAATTTTCGTTGAGAATACGAACACGAATCGGCACTTTATATAGGGTTACATTGTCATAAGCTTCGCACACGAAATCGTAAGTTTGTAAATTGTGATTAATAACCGCATTTCCGCTGATCCCTTCTCGATATCGTCCGTAGTTTGAAACAGCAGCTTCCATCATCTTAATTTTTTCAAAAACCAGTTGATTCAATTGATTCTGAAGGTTAACGCCCCAACCCGGATAGCTATCAATTAAAGTTATTCTATCATCCGTTGTATTGCCTACAGAAACCTGTTGTAAAAGTTCAATGTCTTCACGATTCTTTTTGATATAATCTACAATTTCCTGAAGTTCATCAAGATTTAAATCGTTTGAAAGAAGCGCCGTTCTTATATTCTCAATATTCACCGTGATGTCGTCAAAAACCGCCTGAACCTGCTCTTTAGTGAAAACATTTCCGAGAAAAGCACCTTCATCAACAGTGGCAATTCGCACGATATCTAAAAGGGTTTTCCAAGTCGCAATATCAATATTACTTCCGTCTTTCTTCACTAAATAACCAGTGTGCGCCATTTCGTCATCAATGTGATTATCTAATTGCTCAACGGAAAGTGTGTTTTCAAAAGCTGTACTAAGCCCTGAAATATCGCTCATGCTGAATTTTTCGTCTTTGAACCAAATGTTATTAAAAACGAACTGAAATTGTGCTTCAGTCGGGATATCTCCAGTCTGAAAATATTGATATGCTTGTATTCTATTTGCTGACATGATTTAAAAGTTTGGTTCTATAAAGTAGGCGATAACAGATTTTTGAACGAGGCTCAATTTCTGATTTCCGCCAAATTTTATTTCTATTTGTTTGTGGCGCCATTGTCCGGAACTTCCGCCAACGCTTGCAGGAGTTGCAAAAACGGCAGTTGAAATTCCGCTTCCGTTGTCGTTCTCGTATGCAAGCGTTTGAAATCGTCCGGTTAATTGTGGAAGTTGAGAGGCTGTGATCTGAATTTCGTTTGATCCGGTATCATTTCCAAGACCTGAAAACATCGCATTGGATTCGTCAAGCCCTACAATAGTTTTTCCTTTGATATTGACAGCTTCTTTCCATTTGTCAGGGATTTGGTCTTTTGGTTTAAACCAAGCCCAAACAACACCGCCGTTTTGAATTGGAGCCGTTTTTAACTCAACAATTTTTAACCTTGCTTCGTGATCGTCAACCTGTGTTTGATTTGCTTTTTGTGCTAAACTTTCCTGAATGCTTTTTAAAGTTTGCAGCTTTACAAAATCAGACCAAGTAAAAGAATTTGGAGGCGTTGCATTTCCGAACTTTACCGTTCTTTTTTTAATTAAAACCTTGGATTGCTGATCCTGAAACGGTTTTGAAATTTGTTCTTCAGAAACAAAAACATTTGTAGTGATTAAACCGCCTTCAAAATAAAGTACTTCATCATTGATGGCAACAACACCCGGATTTACATTTGAAGTAGAACCCGAAACAGGATCGCATCCTGCAAGTATAGTCATGTGTCCCGCCAGTGATCCAACGACATCATAAAGCTTTATCGCTTCCATGATATTTGCCATGAGATCGTTTGTTAACGGAACACCGCCTGTCTGTAAAAATTCAATGTTAAGTTTCATCTTAAATAAATTCTATTTTGTAATTTTTGCTTTGCAGCATATAATATTCGATTTCGGCTTTTAACTGTAATTGGTTAATTCCTGAATTTGGTATTTTAACAACAAAATCATAGTCCGAATACAATTCTGCTTCTGTGTATAGATAAATCGGGTTTTCATCCCCAAAAAGCCATTTAGTTTTTGTTTTAAATTGATCGTCTTCAGCTTCTGTATAGAGGTAAGTGCCATCAAACAAAACGGCTTTTACAATTTCGATTCGCCTTTCAACCGGATCAAAAAAATCATTCAGCCTTTTTTGCATTGAGAACTTTTGACAGGTTGTTTTTAAGCGGATTAAATTCTGTTTACGAGCCTTTAAAACTTCTTTGTATAAAGCTTCAATTGGAATTATAAAAATCAAAATAAAAGCGACCCAAAAAGGTGTTCTAATAAAAGTAGGCAGCCACTCAACTGCTATTTTTTTAAAATTGATGTTAAAAATTTTATCCATTATATTACAAATTGTAAACCCGTATAATCTTCTACTTTAAATCTTCCTGAAGCAGGCAGTACCGACATATTAACGGGCTGGTAAATTCCGTAGCCATTTTGTGCCGGATCAATCCATTTTGATTCGATTACTATGGTCTGAAGGTCTTCCACACCATCAACTGCCAAAATCGCTGCTTCCAACCTTTGGAGGCTTAATTCTCCGTTAAATGGTAGATTCTTTAAATAGTTCTCAATTGCTTCAGTAACTGGATAATTTGCCGTTATGATATTCATCCCGTCCATTAACAAAACCATAGGATTATATTTGATTTTAAAAGCCAGCTTTAGCATATCGGGTAAATAATTGATAATTGTGAGGTGGTCGCCAGCAGGGGAAATTTCTTCCATATACTTTGAAAAAGCATTCATCACATCAGAAGGAAACACGCCGTCCAAATTTTCAGGAGCTATCTTCATCACTATTTTTGCACGACCGCCATCAATTACTCTATTACACGCTGCATACTTTATAATTTTTGCGTTTTCAATATCTTCATCATCGGCAATTACTTCTATACCGTTATCTAAAAAAGTACTTTTAAATTGGTCGGATTCATCGATTAAATCAAAGCCATATTGAAAACGTAAAGCCTCCGAACGGTATCTGCGAAGGTTAAAAACTTTTTGATTCGCCAATAAATCCCGAATCTCTTGGAGATGTAGATTAGCTGCTAATTGAAAATTGTAAAGAATCCAAGAAACGACCTGAAAAATACCTAACCAAATAGATGTTTTTGAGGTTGTATCAATATTGTTTAAGTTTTGATTTTTGTTTTTTTCTTCCTGCAATTGTGCAAGTAATTCAGCAAATGTTTTATTCATATTAATCGATTCTAAAGGTTGATGCAACTTTCATAATTCCGATTCCTCCCTTTTCTTCAATTTCCTGTAAACTGGTAATTGATGTTGCAGGCTCGATTTTTTCTTTTTTTATAGGTATTGAAAACAGATGTGATTTGATCGGTTTCAGGAATAAATAAAACCTGATTAACTTTAATTATATCACTAACCGCCATCCCGTTTGCCAAAGCAATAATAAAAGCGTTTAAAACGCTTCCAGTATGTTGTATGGCTACATCTAAAAGGTTTTGATTAGGAAGTACTGTTATCGTCATTAGTGAAGTTTTTAACCGATTTTACTGCTGTTTTTATTTTTATAAAAATTGTCTTTACTTTCATTTCAATACTGAAACCTGCTTTCGGCAAATTCTCAAAGAAAATTGAATAAAACTCAATCGCACATGCTACAGCAATCGCAAAGAGTGTCAATGTTATTTGATGCTCAGTGTAATTTTCGGCTTTAAATGTTTTAATTTTAAAAGTCGTTTCAATCCAATAAGCACACATAATCAATAAACAGTAAGTCACGCTTTTTACCACTGATTCTCTAATTCTGAGGCTTGAAAAACCATACTTCCAAAAATTACTTTCAATCTTTGAATCCTTCCACAAATTCCACGATGCAAGAACACCTGTGATAAAATCAAAAATCATCAATCCAAAAAGCAGAAAAATTCCAAGTTGGCAATCTGTAAGGGTTAGCATTCCCAGCGTTGGAACCGCAATTGTTGGCTTTTTTAAAGCGGTTAATAATCCAAGCGTATGTTTTTTATATACTAAAAGTTCTTTCATGGCTATTTATATTGAGCATCAATATTTATTTCTAAATTTTCGTTTATCTGTAAAGTTTTCACAATCATTCCGTCGGTCAAAAATTGCTGTCTGATTTCCCTTGCAAAGTCATCTTGCTTTGAAGTTTCCAAAAATCTTCGAGCACCTATACCGATAAGGGGATCGGCTTTAAATTGCCCTTTGTCTGCAAACAGTAACATTTTCTGATGTTGATATGTGCTTTCTCCGATAGTGAAATCTCCGTTTGTGATTATCGGATTAAAGTTTTCGTCTAAAAGGATATCGTTTGGCATTATTCAATATTTCCGGTTCCTGTTCCGGTCTGAGCAGCTGCTGTTCCGGTTGTTGCAACGGTAACTTTTACCGCTCCTGATTTTACAAATTTGTAAACTGCGTTTGTGAGCTTTTCCGCAATTCGTTCCCTTGATTGTTCCGGGCTTTCATTTGCCTGAGCTTCCATTTCAAATATTTGCAAAATGTCTTGTTTTAAAATCGGCTTACCTGTTTCTAAACTCATTTTAAATGGTATTTAAACGCCTTTAAAGCTATTTTAAAAGCTTTTTAAAGTCTTGTTTTATTAATTCAAATTGAGGTTGTAAAACCAATTGAATCGTTACTCCTGTGTTTGTCTGATATCCACGATCTAAAACTGTGAAAAGCCTTTCCATTAGATTTAATAAATTCTGATTATTGGCTTCCATACAGATTTTATCTGTGAGCTCTATTTTTGTTTTTCCTACAATCCAAAGAAATTTATCCACTTCATCACAGGCAATCACCATCCAGTCGTCGTCATCTTCCACACGAACCGCCAAAACGAAAGTTCCTATTTTCGGAATCTGAAGAAAACTTTTATTGTCTGATAAAACAGGTTTTAAACGTACATCTAAAAACTCCTGTTCGTCTTCATCTATTAATATACAAGTCCCTTCATCTTCATTTACTGATTTTACAATAGCAATGTTACTCACGGGTGGAGCCATGCTTTTAGCAAAATTTGAAAATCCCTGTCTAAGTTGTTCCGCTGTTGTCATGCCAAATAAATCCTAAATTCGCTGTCTGTCGACCGCCACTCATTCCGTATTCCCCTGAAACACTTTCAATGAAATAGTCTCCTGATTTTTCCTGAAACATTCCGCCATCAACTTGCAGAACCATCCCTTTATTTACATAAGGCTCCAAAAACAGTTGAATACTTCCTTCATAGCCTGCATAATTTTCTTTAAGTTGTAAACGGTTTACTATTTCCTGAACTAATTTTGCCGGAATACCAGCCTTTATCTTTACTTCTTTCTGATCGTCGTATTTTCTTGTAACACGGTTGATTGCGTTTTCCTGACGTTTTTTTTCTCTAGCAATTCGTTCCCTTTCTTTTTCAGCATCTGTTTTTTTTAACTTACTTTTTGTTTTGGTTACAGAGCCTTTTTTATCTTTTTCCCGAACTACAATCTTTACGTTTTTATCAACTTTTCTTTTTTGAAAATCATCATCCTTAACGGTATTGTAACCTATTTTAACTTTAACCTTTTTTTGTACTTTTCCGAATAAGGTTCCAACGTAAAGCTCATTGAAATTAAAGTAAACAGCGAGCTGACATTCTTTCTTTAAGTATTCTAAAACTTGTATTCCTGTTGCATTTTTAAAACGAACATTCTTTAATGGAACATCAGCCATCTCTGGTGAAAGAATGATATCAGTTCCGGCTGTAACATCTTTTAATAATTGCTTTACAGTAACAGAAGAGTAAGTCTTGTTAAAGATGATATCATACAATTGGTAACCGTAACCTTCACATTCCAGTTCAACCGGAATTCCCATTTTTACATTTCTTACAAAGCCTTCAAATCGTTTTTCAAAACGCTTATTGTAGCCAAGTAAAACACTTACTTTATCACCTTCTTTAAATTGATAGATTTTTTTTCCTCCTAAGTCTTCAGTTTGGTCTGGAAACTCATTGATTATATGGGTGATTCTCGGGAGCGTAATTGTACATGTATCGATAAATGTATTAACATCACTCTTCCAGCTAACTTTATTAGGCTTAATATTAGGATAGATACCAATCGAAATATTACTTGTTAAATAAAAAGCCATTACGAGAATTCTAAATCTGTTATAAAGTCACTTTCACAAGTCAAAGTGAATGGTTTTATCCAATGATTTTTTCCTTGTGCTTCAGGAAAATCGATGTCTGAAATTACGATTCTACATGTCTTATCGAGAAATAATTCAGGATATCCACCATGAAGGGTTTTTTCTTCTGTACTTTTCCTCAGATTGATTAAATCTAAAATTTGTTTTTCTGGCACTGTTCGATCTTCACTTACAAGAAAACCTCTAATTGTAAATTTGTAATCGTCATGACTAATAATTTCTTTTACCGTACCTATTCTTTCTGTTACCGGAGTACGAATAATAGTACTTACTAAGTTGACAGATATAGTGCATATATCAATAGGTAATATGATAGGTTCTAACTTTCCGTTTTCTATTATATGATGTCCCTTTAGTACAATAGGAAACCAAATGTCCTGACCATATTTTCCGCTTTTATTAAAAGATTGCCCGGTATGAGAGCTAATATGTACAGTTCCTCGAGGTCTCGGATTTTGTGGTAATCCACTGTATAATATAGTTTCAGCAACGGTAGTATCTCCCTTTTGATCGATATGATACGATCCACGTCCGAAATATTCTTTATAAAGTGCAACTAAATTAAAAACGTTTGCTGTTGTTGGTGTCATTTATCCGTTTTTTGAACCGTTATATAAAACTCTTCCCATACATTCCATTAATATTCTTTCAATATCCTGTTCGCTTTCCTTCATGTTCATGGTAGTAAACTGAATGTTATCAAAGAATTTTCCTAAATTAATTGTGATATACTTTGTGCCACCGCCTCCGATGATGTCTCCTTTTTCTTTTGATTTCTTCTTGTTTTTATCCTTATCGTCTTCACCTGTTGGCTTCAAGTCTTTAAATCTGGTGAGATCGGCAAAATAACTTGTAGGATCAGCTTCACCTGGTGCTTCGGGTTTTGGCTTTCCTGAAGTCTTCTTAACTTCAATTGTAAGTGTGTTATCACTTGCGCCAATCATTTCTTTTACCCATTTATAAGCGGTTTCCAAGCCGTCTAATATTGGTTTTAAGACATTTTCCCAAATCCAAACTAAAGCATCGCCCAACCATCCAATTACTGGTTTTATCACTTTCTCAAGAATCCATCCAATCAATCTAAAAACGTCTTTGATTATTTCACTTTTCCAAACCCATTGTGCAATACCTGACAAAATTTTAAAGACCGACATTCCGGCTGACTTTAAAATCTCCCAAATAGTACCGAGATAATCAATTCCAATATTTATAAAATCCATCCATCCTCCCGTCGTATTCTTCATGTTCATGACATAATCAATTGCGACTCCTAAACCTGCTGATATAGCATCAATATATGGTTTTGCCATAGCTAAAAGTGGCGCTACATAACTCGACATTTTGATAGCAACATCAAGAATTTTAATGATCACAGGAGAAAATGCATCACCGATATCGGTTAAGGCATTCGCTGCTCTATCTTTTATCTGTTCCCATTTTCCCGACATAGTTTTCCCCATTTTCTCTAAAGCTCCGGGATATAAGCCGCCTTCACTTCTTGCCATTGCCAAAGATTTTGCTAATAAATCATAGGAAACGTCCATGTTTTTTACTTCATCTGCGCTTTTTCCTGTAGCTTTTTCTAACAACTTATATATATTGATTCCGGCATAACCGAACTGCTTTATATCCATTGCAGAAGCTTTACCAAGTGACTTGATTTGCTGCATGTTGATTGCCATACGCATCAACTCATCATTTCCTCCTCCTGTTGCTGATATCGCATTAGCAAGATTCATAGTATCTTCACGTGCATCTTTTGCAGATAACCCTGAAGAAATCAAAGCCCTGTTCACTTTTAATAAAGAGGCTGTATCAAATGGTGTAACTTCAGCATCCTTTCGTATATTTTTGTAAGCATCCTGAGCTCCTTTTTCCCCGATAAAAGTTGAAAGACCAACGAGGTCTTTTTCCTTTTGCATACTTCCTGAAATAGCAGCTCCAATTCCATTTTTAACGGCATCTAAAAAAGCAGTTGCTGCGTTTAACGCAAATCCTCCAAGCATATTTCCCACTGCCATTCCTCCAACACTCAAAGCACCACCTCCGGAAGAGCGACCAGAACCACCGCCCGAACCACCGCTTGACCCAGCACCTTCACCTCCTGATCTATTTGGGAAAAATCCTGAAGCATATTGTCTTAATCTACTGAATTGTGCACGTGCACCTCTAAATAAATTTACAAATGCAGAACCTACAACAGTTCTTTGCATGATGCCAGTAAACGCTGTCCCAAATCTTGATGCTACTTGAGTAATTCCAGAAAATGCATTTCGTGCAGTACTTTTAAGGTTAGTAAATGCAGAGCGAGTAAATGTTGATAACCTGCTAAATGCAGACCTGCCAGCTGACAGAAGCCTTCCGAATGTACCGGGTGCTGTAGATGCAACATTCGACATGTACAGAGATGTTCCGAGAAATGAATTTCTCGCATAACTTCGGAGCCTGCTAAATGCTGACCTTCCAGAAGAAAGCAACCTATTGTAAGTATTGTTACCAGTAGTTACTGAATTTGACAAATACTGAGTTACTGAACTAAAGGTGTTTCTCGCAGAAGTCCGGAGCCTGTTAAATGCCGACTGACCAGATGACAAAAGCCTATTAAAAGCACTTTGTGCGTTAAGGGCAATGCTTGATAAATATTGAGAAATCGAATTAAACGTGTTTCTTGCAGAACTTTGAACCCTTCTGAATGTAGATTGAGAAGCAGTAGAAACCCTGTTAAATGCATTTTGAGCAGTTGTTGAAATATTATTAAACGAAGAACGAGAAGCAGCTGCTAACCTCAAAAGGTCGCTGCTCATCATATCTTTCATTTTAACGATAAATTCAACAATATTGCTCATTATACACTTTTATTTGACTGCTGCTTTTCCCAAATTTTCAGGGCTATCCCAGTTCTATAAAAAAATTTCTCATCACCCCAATCTTTAAGAGCTGTTGACCCAAATTGCATGGTTCCGAAAACAATTAAAAATTCAATTCCTTCATCTGTTTTTTCAAAGGCTTTTTCTCCTTTTTCACTAAGCGCGAAAAAAGTCGCCTTTCTTTGATTCTAAAACATTATTGATTTGCATAAACACGGCAATGAAATAATCTTCATCTTGAATAAGAGCGTAATCACCATCAATCCACAATGTCTGTAAAATCATTGCTACAGCCTTTGACATTCCATTTGTTGCAGCAGCAGTAAGGTAGTCGCCTAAATCATCTGCTGTAACGGGTCTTAATACGGCTAATTTATCCTCAACTTTTAAATAGATCATCTCACGATTTCCATAATTAAGCTTCCAGTCTTTCAGTTGTTTTTCACCAAATCTTTCAATGAATGGTGTAAGGTCTTTAACCTCAGTATTTTTTTTGTTGACTTCTTTAGCCGCTTCTGTAGCTGTTCTTTTAGCAAAAATTGCTTTCAATTCTTCTGTTTTAGTAGAACTTTCAGGCATTTTCTCTAATAATTGTTCTTTAACGGTTTCGATTGTTTGAATTTCTTGTTTCATTATTTTTTGTATTAATTGTTAGTGAATCATTTGTCTACCCATTGCGATGTAAGGCAACGTTATCTCACGAAATTTGGCGTTTTGCTCAAGTGAGAATCCATCTTCTGTAAACTGAACACCAGTTGTTACAATGGTTTTAATTTTGTCTGTAATTCTTCTTTTAAAAGAAATTGTGATTACGATAAGTTCATGTGGAACTTCAGTGATATCATCATAGCCAGCATCTTGAGCAGCTTTATTCATTGCATCAGCTTCAAACCCCAAAACCTTTACATTCCCTTCGTATTTTATCATTCCAGTCATGATGTCTATAGGTTCGTTACCTGCTCCGTGAAGATGTTCAGCTTCTTTAGTTTTTTTTGTCTCAAAGCCTCTTAATCCTTTAATTACTCGGCTCAAAATTTTCACTTCAAAATGTGACCATGCACATTCTGTTGTTGTAATATTTACATTCATTTTTTAGATTGTTTTATTAAGTCCGAGGTCAACGATTATCCAAGTCATGTAACCCAATGGTTGAATTTTAACCTGTTCCTGAAGTGTGTTTCCGTTAATTAAATCCTGCTCGGTAACGATGATTACATCAGCATTACTAATTTGCCCTGCCATCTGTGAAAGCAATTGCTGTTTAACGGTCTGTTCCAAATAAACTGCATCTGCATCGTTTATTTTTCCTTCAGAGGTTATTCTTACATTCGACTCTAAAAACGGAGTATTTGAAGCCGTGGCAATTCTTTGAGCTTTATCGATCAATCTACCGTGAACCAAAATTTTAAAATCGTCATTTCCTGCCATCTTATCAACTGAAAAGAAATAACCGGAAACACCTTCACGAGTATGATAATGAATATAACCTGCATTCGTGAAATTGTCTAATTCTACCGGATCAATTTCATCAATTGGACGACTGCCAATGAAGGCGGAAGTTATACTCAATACCCCGTTAAGACCGTCACCGATTTTAACATGAGCACCATATTTTACGGCACGCCCCAAAACAACTCCAACAGATGCAGAACCATCGTTTAACGTTCCGCCCAGTGCTACACCTGAATAAGTGTTTTCGGCTGTTACAGGTTGAAAGTATGGCGTTACATCTTCATCGTTTACACGACCTTCGATAATAATTCTTACCGGACGATTAATTTTTTGTTGATTTTGAGCCAGCACTTTTGATGTAATCAAAGCCTTTTCGACATCTTCATCTAAAAATCCATCGCCACCACTGTAAGCTCCAGCCGGATTTCGGGTGATTCCCAAAATATTTACACGACCTTTTGAAACAGTAAGAAGTTTTTTAGCTCCGTTGTTGTTGGTAGCTGTACAGATACTTTCCATTGTTAGGGTATCTTCAACTCCTAAAATCCATAATTCCATACTTCCGCCTAATTCTTTGTAGAATTCCGAAATATGACGGTACAAATGCGGCTCGGTTTCAGATGTGTAACCTTTGGTTTCAGCGTCGTTAAGTGAATATACCGTTACGACTTTTCCGATGTTCCCTGCTGTTTTTGCAGTTCCTACGATACCTGCAACGCCGTCGGTAATTTGCACTTGACGTTGCAAGTTGCCATTGGTAATATTAGCGCTTACCGATGGCGTTCCAGTTCCTTGACCCATTATTGTTCGTTAAGAGTGGTTTTAAATTCAGTTAATGCAGCGATAAGTGTTTCTGCTTTTTGATTTTCTACTTTTAAATCAAAATACTTTACAAGAACTTTCATTTCGTTGTAGTTGGCAGTTACCAATTCCAAAGCGTTTAATTCTTTGATTTTAGCTTCTTTATTATCACCTAAATCAATCTCCTGTTCTAAAGATTTTTCTTTCTCAAGAACCTTTCTTGAATAAGATTCGATGTCCTGATTGTCTAAAGTTCCGGCGAAACCCTGTGCTCCTCCTTTAATGTGGAATACACGACCATCTGATGTGATATGACATTCTTCGCTCGATGGGTGTCTATCAAAATAGTCCTGAGCTTTTTCAGTGAATTTTTTCATTGTATAGAAAATTAAATAGTGTTTAAATAGTGTTTAAATGCTTTTAAATAGCTTTTAAATTATTTTCTTCCAGCGAAGAATAAAAGAGGAAACTCCAATTACGATGATTAATAAAAAGATTCTTCCAAGCCATAATTCTGTTTTTTGCCACCAGTTTAAAGGTTTGTCAACGTAGACGTTTTGGGGCACGTAGATTGGTTTTTGCTCGTGTTCTTTAATATATATTTCCTCCCATTGTTTATGGAGTTCCTCTTCATTTTTAAAACAATCGACTTTCAACTTATTACCGTCGATTTTTGCTGTAGGTTTTTTAAGACTTTTTCCGTTTTTAGAATTTAATTTTGTTTCCGGGGTTTCTTGTAATATTGGTTTTCCATTGACACATTTTACATAAGCTTCATAATAGGCACTATCGGCTTGAGTTTTGAAAACTGTGTCTCTTACGATTTTTGTCACTTCTTTTGTGTTGGTAATAATCACCGGATCAAGTGGTCTTTTGACGGTGCAAGAAACCACCGAGCCAATGACCAACACAAAAATTAATATGAAGAAAATAATACGTTTCATTATCAAAAATTTATTTGTTTAAGCCATCCTTTAACGTCGAAACTCGGACAGGCTTTTTTCACATTTGGGAAATCCCTATGACCTTGAATGACGGCATTTGGAAACTGTTTTTTAAGGTTTTTCAAAAGCTTAATCATTGATGCTTTTTGTGCATTTGTTCTGTTGTCAAAAGGTTGATTTTTGGCATCCACACCTCCGATGTAGGAAATGTTGATGCTTGGCGTGTTATATCCAGCAACGCCATTGGATATTTGTTCAATTGGTAAAGTATTCACGACTTCGCCATCCGCTTTGATCATAAAATGATATCCCGGATTTTTCCAGCCTAAAGTGTTTTTCCAATAGTTTTTAATACTTTCTATTGTTGTGTTTTGAGGTGTTGCAGTGCAATGCACGACTAAAAATTTGATAGATCGCATAAGTGAATTTTAAATAATAAAAATCGCCTGCCTGATAACAGGCGATTTTTTCTATTGATTTCTTTTGATTTTTATACTGCTGCTTGATTGATTGTAAGAACTCCTTTCCAGTCTTCACGTCTACATCTACCGCCTGTTTTGATTAATCCTGAATGGATATCACCATAATACAACGGATTCCCCATGTCTTGGAATAATTCAGTATCTCCAGTAGATTTTGCAACGCTATCTTTCTGCCATAAGAATGTTGAAAGATTAGAATCAGCTTCTAAAGCTGCACCCGGAATAATTGGCTGGTTCGTTTCTGGATCAAAAGCAAGTACAGAACTTCTTTCTAAGAATGTGAATCCTGCAAATGTTCCAACAACTCCGTTCTTCAAATCAACGGAACCTTGAAAAGCAGCCATTTGGTTATTAGATAATGAATCTATAAACTCCTGCAACATATTACTTTCCAACATTGCAAAACGGTTGTCTTTTGCAACATTATCTTTGTTCATTCTCGCTTGAGCTTTTTGAAACTCTTTATAATGAAGTGCTTTTCTTTGTCCTGTTTGACCATCTACCAAATTAACAGCTGTAGCTGCGCCAGATGTTTGAAGTTGGTTTGCAACAGGTAAATACTGAACAGTAGAACCACCTCCCACAGTTGGTTTAAAACCTCTTACCCAGTTGAAGAGCATATCATCGCCAACAGTTTCTGCTAGAGTATTAGTGTGGTCACCAAGAACTGAATCTGTTTTTGTGTATGAAATCTCCATACCTTCAGTCCAAGTAATTAAAGTAGGATCAGTTGAATATACATCAAGGGCGTAAAATACTGCCGTATCACCTCGCTGAACTGCCACAGCAGGAAGCGAACTTCTATTCTTTACAACATTAGGTTTTGCGCCAGCTTGAGGAATATATACAATTGAGCCTCCTTTTACAAACTTTGATTCGTCAACAGAATGCGCCAAATGTGGGTTTGTTTTAAAAAGTTTTTCAACAATGTATGATACCCACAACTCTTGTGGAATCTTTGGATTTGCCATATTATATTATGCTTTTAGATTAGGGAATTTTTCTTTTCTCAGTTTTTCATATAGGTCTGGAAACTGTTGTCTCACACCTTCTAATTCATCAGATTGATATAGATCATCCCATGATTTACCTGTGTATTTTTTCAGCTCCTCTTCACTGCCTTTAATTTTATCAGTTACTGAAACCTGAGCAGGCATTTTATCAATTAGGTCTTTTAAACCATCAGGATTTTCGGCAAAGTTTTTTGAAAGTGATTCGGCTAACTCATTTGTCAGCTTTTTATCTTTCTTTCCGTTGTCGATAAGGTCTTCAACTTGCTTTTTCACTGATTCAGCTTTTAAGTCTTTGAACTCCTTTTCCAAACCATCAGCCTTATTAGCCTTTGCAACAAGGTTATTAATAGCGGTAACAACTTCCGTTTCGTCACCATCTTTAAGGTTAAGTGCTGCAAGAATTTTAGCAGCGTCGAGTGTATTGCTCATATTTATATTAAAATTTTCGAGATCAGATAAATTCAACTCTTTGTTGTCTTTATCATAAAGATTTGCAAGAGCATTATAGTTTCCGGGAATATCAACGAGTGAAATCTCACGAGGAAACCACTTCGTTACAGTCGGTTTTTCCTGACCCGGAAGCATAAGATTTTTTGCACTTGAAGCTGCTAAAACAGTAATCTTTCCTACAGATGCAGCATTTAAGAATCCTGATTCAATTTGATCGGCAATTGATTGTCCTTCAGGATGCGAAAGATTGACAACAGGTTTTGCAAATACTTTATCACCATCAATTCTGAAATCCTCCCAGCGAACCACAACACCCTTTTCACGGTTGTGCATGTGATAGCCAATAGGATTTTTCTTTACTTCATCAAGCATTAATCCGGCTGTTAAACATCGGTATTTGTAGACATTCACAGAATCATCTGTAATGCAAAATTCTTTGTCGATTTTCTTAAATGTTGCGCTCATTATTATTTATAAGTCAGATTTGAAAATGTTTTACCGCTTTCAGTCATTATGTAATAGGAATGATCTTTATAAAGCGGAATAATCTCTTCAGTTGTACGAACAAAGCCAAAACAGTTTTTTGTGTAGTGATTAGCTGTATCATCAAGGTCAGCAATATGCTTACGTTCAAAAGCAGTGTGGAATAACTCACAAAAATCTGTGTAGCAAGAATCCTTATCTACATAATCATAGATTTTTCCAATTTCTTGATTGTTTTGTCTGTTTTCTGAAGTGACTGTTCTAAGTGTGTACATAAGTGTGTATTTATATTTCTGAAGCAAACTTCTGAAAACGTTCAATCAATAGAAATTAAGTGCGCAAGGATTGCACAACTATTTCAAAAACAAGTCATTAAACTTCAATTTTGTATCGAGAAATATTATATATGGCAGTAAGCAAATCAGAACAAAGAGAGCACGCACGTCTTTTATATGTGAATGAAAAAATCACTTTGAAAGAGGTTGCCGAACGTGTAAAAGTCACGGAAAAAACCGTCGGGAAATGGTGCAAGGAAGACAATTGGGACGAACTTCGTAAAAGTCTAATGAACACCCGTGAAAGTCAATTGATTCACTTTTATAATCAGTTGGAAGCTCTAAATATGGACATTGCCAACCGACCAGAAATATTGTTTCAAGGAAAGCCAATTCAAAGACCACCAAAAAATATCCCTACATCTGCTGAAGCCGATATTCTGACCAAAACTACTTCTAACATAAATAAATTAGAAGTTGAAATTGGATTGGGTGAAATCGTAATGACAGGAAAAAAGATGATCACTTTCATTCAGCAAATCAATCTTCCTGATGCTAAATTATTCAAAAACTATTTCGACGAATATATAAACACTCGTATAAAAAATGGCTAACAAAAAAAAGAGTGAAAAGGAATGGTTAGCTGAGTGGAAAGAGTTTGGAGATAACATTGAAAATGCCACTCCAATTGACCTTACAGAATCATCTGTCGAAAGGCTGAAGAGAATTGCCCGTTTGGAAGCAAACGATGAAGAGTGGTTTAAATATTACTTCCCAAACTTCTATACGTCAGAACCTGCCGATTTTCATTTAAAATCGACCAGAAAGATTATGAATGTTGCCGAATTTTATTTGGTACGTTCATGGGCACGGGAACTTTCTAAATCTGGTCGAACAATGATGGAGGTGTTGAAATTGACTTTGACAGGTAAAAAGAGAAATGTCATTTTAGTTTCAAATTCCTACGACAATGCGGAGAGATTGTTAATGCCATATATGGTGATTCTTGAAAGAAATAATAGGATTTTAAATGATTATGGTCAACAGAAAAGAATAGGAAGCTGGAACATAGGAGAATTTACAACTAGAAAAGGAGTAGCATTTCGAGCACTTGGCGCCGGGCAATCACCAAGGGGTACACGTAACAACGAAATTCGTCCAGATGTAATTTTAATTGATGATATAGATACTGATGAAGATTGTAGAAACTCAGAGATTATTGAAAAACGTGTAAAATGGATTGATGAAGCACTTATTCCAACACGTTCAATATCTAACGGTTTACTAATTATCGCCTGCGGAAATATTATTGCTGATTTTTGTTGCATTACGGAAATGGGAGCAAAAGCTGATTCGTGGGAAATTATAAACATTCGTGATGATGAGGGTAAAAGCACATGGCCGCAAAAAAATACTGAAGCTCTAATCAATATTGCGTTACGAACCACGTCATACGAATCCATCCAAAAGGAATATTATAATAATCCGATGGACGGTGGTAAAGTGTTTAAAAACATTGTAGACAGACCACCATTCAAATTAAAACAGTGTGATTATGTGGTTATCTATGCCGATCCGGCAACGAGCAACAGTGAAAGTAAAAAATCTTCTCATAAAGCTATCGGCATTATTGCAAACAAATATCTAAAATACAATATCCACAAAGCATGGGTTGAACAGATGACAAATTCTAAGTTTATTGATTATCTGTTTGAAGCTTATCAAATTTGTAAAGATGCAGGGGTGGAAGTTATTTACATATACATTGAAAACAATACGCTTCAAAATCCTTTTTATGAACAGGTTTTACTGCCTTTGATTTACCAGAAATCACAAGAGACTGGAATCATTTTACCCATTCGTCCGGACGAAAGAAAAAAGCCCGATAAATGGACTCGTATCGAAGGTAAATTGGAGCCTTTGGTAAGATTAGAACATTTAACATTCAACGAAAGAGAAGCAAAAAATCCGCACATGATCCGATTGAAAGCACAATTTAAAAACGCCAATTCCAAAGCAAAACTTTTAGATGGACCAGATATGGTGGAGGGTGGTGTTTCAATCATTGATGTGAAAAGAGCAGCTCAAGCTGTGGGAGCAGTTGAAACATGGAAACGTGAACCAAGCCGTCACAGGCTATAATTTAAAAATATGATTATTACTCTTGAAGAATTAAGCACAGAGCTTTACGATGAAGTGATTGAAGAAATTACAAGGGCTTCTGAAGATGAAGTAAAGTCACATATAAAAGCAGCAGAAGATTTTGCCAAAGGTTTTTTGTTTAAATATGATTTAAAAGCTCTTTTTGGAACATCAACAATTCAACCAACTGTAGTGGATGAAAGTTTGAAAAAATGTATTAAAATACTTGCTTCATATTTTCTAATTCGCAAAGCCAATCCAAGTGTTCAGACATCACCTTTCAAAGATGATTATATGATGATGATCGGAACAAAGGAAGAACCTGGCTGGCTATATGAAATCCGAAACGGAGATATTAACCCTGACTGGCCATATAAACAAGATGATCCTGCAACACCTGAAGACGAAAGCAAATTAAATAATGATGTTTACTGGACATCGACAACCAAGAGAACAAACCGATTTTAACCATGTCAAAAAATAAAAGATTCAATCCAAAAGCACCTAATACAGTTGCTCCTACATATCTGATTCACGATTTAACCGTTGTGTCTCCTGATAGAACCAGAAAAGATGTACAGTCTTTAAAAGACGCTGTTGTCAGTGCAGAACAGGTTCATTTTCCAAACAGAGCCTTACTCTATGATTTGTATCATGACGTGTGGTCAATGGACGGTTTCCTCCGTGGAATTATTGGGAAGAGAATAGATGCTGTTTTAAATAAAAAATTAAAGTTTTTAGACAAAAGCGGAAAAGAAGTTGAGGAAGTTTCTAAGCTGATGCGCTCCAATGCCGGACGAGAACTAATTACAAAAATCCTTGAATCAATTATCTGGGGAATTTCGGGAGTTGAATTTAAAATCGGGCAAAAGTTTGAATGGGAAGAAATTCCTAGAAAGCATATCAAGCCGGAAAAAGGCTTGATTACTAAAAGTCAATATGGAGTTTCTGAGGAAAGCGGTTTTAAAATTGATGATTTACCTTTTGTTTGGGTTATTGGCAAAAAGAATGATTTAGGGTTATTGTTAGCATGTTCTTTATATGCTATTTATAAGCGTGGTAATTTCGGTGATTGGGCTCAATACGTCGAAATATTCGGTCAACCAGTACGAATCATTAAATATGATGCGTATGATACGGAAACTAAAAAAGAACTGAAAAACATTCTTGATAATTCAGGAAATTCACTGGCAATGATGATTCCTAAACAGGCAGAATTTGAAATGCTTGATGGAAAACAAAGCAATGGTGATGGGAAACTTCAGCTATCATTTAAAGACGCCTGTAACTCAGAAATGGCAATTGCTATTTTGGGAAATACTGAAACTACTTCCAGTTCTCAAGGTTCTGGGTATGCTCAATCAAAAGAACACGGAGAGCAGCAGGATGAAATAACTGCTTCAGATTTGATTTTTGTTGAAAATTGTCTGAATTCCGAAAAGTTTCTGACCATTCTAAAATCTTACGGATTTGATGTTGAAGGAGGAGAATTTGAATATGATTTGCCTATAAGCTTGGCAAAGTTAAAAGAACGTTTGGAAATCGATTTGAAGGTCTCTGAAAAAGTTCCTGTAGGTGATGATTATTGGTACGAAACTTACAGAATTCCAAAGCCTGACAATTACGACGAATTGCGTAAAAAAATGGACGAAAAAGCTTCTTTGGGTTCTCAACCAATTAAGCCGGGCGAACAAAAGCCTGAAGAAAAAGCAGAACAGGAAAAAGAAAATCTTATCGATTTTTCCGAGCCTAAATTTTTAGATAAATTGTTTTTAAAGCTTGCTGATTTTTTCGCCCAAGCCCGACATTGATCGGGCAATTAAATGACTTGTATTCTAACCGATGCGAAGTCTGTGGAGGATATCACGATTTATCAGATTTCGAGGATTTGGCAGATAAGCCATTAGATCCTATTTATGAACAAATTGTAAGAGATTTACTTAAAAATAAAAACACTCCTATTAATGCAGATTTGCATTTGGAAACGGCGAAGCGTCTGAGTAAAGCTGTTAAAATTACAACTGAACTCGGTACACCGTCCAAACTTGAGCCTTATTTAAAACGGAATATCTACCATTTTTCTGCTGCTAAAAGTTTTACGCAAATGCAGTATTATCGTGACGGAATGGTCGATAAAAATGGCAATATTAAGAGTTTTGAAACCTTTAAAAAGTGGGTTGCTAATTCGGGTGAAATGTTCAACGAAAGACATCTGAAGGTAGAGTATGATATGGCTCACTCATCAGCTTTAATGGCGAAAGCGTGGGACGAACTCGATTCTGAATTAATAGAGTTTACCACTGTACGAGACCGAAATGTGCGACCAAATCACGCTCTACTTGATAAGTTTACAGCTCCTAAATCAGACCCGATATGGAAGCGTATTTGTCCGCCGTTAGATTGGGGATGTCGCTGTAAGATTACAGCAGGTAATGCAAATACAAAACGAAAGCTTACCAATACTGAAGCTTATAATATTGTAAAAGATGATGTAAAAGGAACTGTATTTGAAAATAACACAGCCGTTTCAAAAATTATCTTCAACGACAAGCACCCATATTTCCAAAATGCGAACGGTAAAGAAAAACAATTAACGTGGTCACAATATGGAATGCAACCGCTTGACAAAATTAGAACCCGTGAATTAGACGTTTTTCAAACCCGTGAACATGGAAAAGATCAAACCATCAAACAACCGCACGAAAGCTGGATGAATCCGGACAAAGGAACAACACATCACGTCCGATATTATCAGGATAAAACGGTAATTGTTACAACAGGAAAAGACGACCAAGTGGAAAGTGTAAAGGTTATAGGAATGAGCCGTGACCGTGCTATTAATCAGTTTAGAAAAGGGGTATTAATGTATAAAGAATAAATATGAGCCCAGAACAAGCAGAAGCGCTAATACAAAGAAAAGCCCGAGAAGTTCAAAATTATGTAGAGAATGTTGCGCCTAATAAACAGGCTAAAATGATTCTTCGTTTTATCAATGGTAATTTCAGGGCTCAGGGTTTTCAAGGAACCTATTTTAAAAAATGGAAACCTAACAAAAAAGGAACCCGAATTTTGATTAAATCCGGTAGATTAAGGGCTGCAACAACTGCAACGGTTTCAGGCGGTCAAGTTACAGTTAGAAATTCGATGCCGTATGCAGATATTCACAATGAAGGTTTTAAAGGTAAAATTTCAATTCAGGCTCATACCAGGAATAAATACTCGAAGACAAAAGTCGGAACAGGTAAGCTTACTAAAACAGGAAAAGAACGTCGTAAAACTGTTAGTTATAAAAGTGGTGAAATGTCAGTAAAAGCCCATAAAAGGCGGGTAAATATGCCAAGAAGACAATTCATGCCTACCGCAAAGAGACCTTCAAAAACACTGGAAAACTCAATTACAAATATGACTAACAAAGACCTTCAAAAAATAATGAAATAATGGATAATTTCTTTGCACAATTTTTATTAGACTTTCAAAATCGTATTAATTTAAAAATGCCTGAGATAAAATATGTAGATCAGGATTTAGGGCAATTGGGACAGGTTGGTGAAGATGAAAAACCACCTTTATCTTATCCTGCAATTTTAATAGATTTTCCAAATACTGATTTTTCAAATATTTCCGCTGGCGCTCAGTTAGGAATAGTACAAATTTCAATACAATTAATTTTCGCACCTTACAGCCAATCTTGGCAAAAGGTTCCTTTATCGGTACGAGAAAAAGCGCTGGAGTATCTTGTTATTGAACAGAAACTACATAAAGCATTGCAGAACTGGAACGGTGATTATTTTCAACCGCTCATTAGAACCAGTATAAAAAGTCAGAATAATAATGATGTTGGATTGAGAGTGAGAAATCTAAACTACATAACTCAATATGAGGATTACAGCACTTTTGATGAGGAAGTTGAATATACGTTTAAAGGCTCTTTAAACGATGATTAAAACAAGCTTAATTGTTCTTCAGTTTCAGCTTTTGAAAAGACCATTCCTTTAATATTCATCCACTGACGATAAGATATAAAGATGTTGTGCTGAGGGAAATAGTTGTTTAGAATTCGGGTATCAGGAACGTCGACGTGCTTATACTGGTTGTACACCGATATAATATATTTTGCTCGTTTAACATAATTTCGTCGATTGTACGCCATCTGAGAGCAAAAATACATCGCAATTTGATACAAGTCAAGGCGATTTACTGTAATAAAAAAACCGCTGATTAGCGGTTTTTTTATTTAATTCTTGAAAAAGAACAATTTATATAATCGGTTTCTGTAGCGGTTAAATAATACTTTATATTTCTTTCTTCGTTTGTATAAATAAAACCATCTCGTTGACCAGCGACAATTTTAGTATCAGGCTTAATTTCTTTAATCCAGAATGGCATGATCTTATTACATTTCCCCTGAACAGAACGAAAGCTACGGGATGAACCGTAAGCTCTATAAGATATAATTATAGCGTCATTATCTAAATTATTTTGTAAGAATTCTTTAATCTTTTCATCTGAAGTAGATTTTGGTAGATAGGTATAATAAATTTCATCTCCGTAAGTAGAATCAATTTTACGTGTTTTCACGAGTTTATATTCAGGAATTAGATTTCTTGCAAAAAATACTGGTGTATTTTCATCTCCTTTATCAAATTTCTGTATAAGTTCAACATTCTGCCCAAACGCAAAACCTGATAAAAATATGGTTAAAAGCAAAAATCTATTTCTCATATATTGTAATTCTTACACCAAAATTAATGCTTTTTCTTGGATTGTATATTTTTAATAAGAGATTTTTGTTTTTCCTCACAAATTGTACACTTCTCAAAATCTCTTCCTACAAAATACCCTAAGAATAAGAAATCAGAAGGATTGAACTCTTCACCATCCTTTCTCTCAAAGACTATGGTTGTTGAATCTTCTTGTTTTATATATTCAATATCGCTTAAATGCTTTAAACCTAGACCTAACGATGTTTCGTCTAAAGCTTGAGTAATTAAATCAATTACATGATTCTGTGAATTTATTCTAACTGTTTTCATTTTGTAAATTTAATTTGTTGAATTGTTAAATAATTGTGGTTTTCCGCATATCCTTAATTATCCACAAACCTTAATGAGAAAAAAATAACTAACATTTACTATAAAATTACGGTGTACATTAATGTTATGTTCCATTTTTGTTATTTTTTTACAGATTGTTGTTTGATTGATAATAATATGATAATCAGTTTGTTAATTTGTTTTATTTAAATGATGTTTAATATCTTATTACACTATTGTGTTATTTTGGTTGGTTAAGTGCCTGTAAATCGGTGGCAAAGGTAGTTTCATGTAAATGTTGAAAACTTTTAAGGTTAAAAGTGAGGTAATTAGTGTTTACCCGTGTCAACTATACAATTCATTTTGTAACTTTACATATAGTTAAGGGACATAAAAAAAGCTAGACGGAGAAGGTCTAGCAATTTTTTAGCTTAAACCAAAACAGTAATAATCTAAATTATAAAATCATGGAAGTGAAACTTAATTACCGAGATTTTAACTTTAGCATCACAATCAGTCCAGAGTTTGTCGCTTTAATACTGAATACGATGTTATTTGTTTAATCACTGCCACCGAAAGGTGGCTTTTTTAGTTCTGTTTTGTACTTCAAATTTATAATTATTATTTATATTACCAAAATAATTCTTATGTTTTAATCATTCTTTAATTAAGGTTTTCAGTAATATCAGCAGCAATAGTGCTTTCAAGCATTTATTAAATTTTCTATCACCATAATTTACAGTTGATTGAGCAACTGCTTAATTTCATTGTTAAATACTCTTGTGTAAATAGTTTCTTCAGATTGCTTTTCAGAAGCTTTACAAGCAGTAAATGTCCAACTTTGATGAGAAGTAACTCCATTAGGAAAGGTCTCATCTGTAAACTCATAAAGCCAACTTTTAATCTCGTAGCCTTTATTTTGCAAAAATTGAAAGATTTCAGACTGTGGAATCATCATCTCTATTTTCATCGTTATTATCTTTTTGTTTTCTGTTACGATTATCATCTCTTCGTTGTTGTTGCTCCTGTAGTAGAATTTCGTATGCTATTTTATTACTATATTGTGTTCGATGTACTTCGTATTTAAGATCACCGTCTGAAAGCTTTTTGCATGTTTCGGGAAGGTTATCTAAATATTTATCTACACTATCCAAAATTCCTTTTACAGTAAACAGTTCTTTATTTTTTTTGATTGGATTTGAAAGTCTGTTTTGCAGTTCGGTATATTTTGAATAAGCTTCATCAGACATTGTTTGCGGTTCGGGTGGGTTTTCCTTGGATATTCTTTGACGTTTTTTAATATCAATAAGTTTTTCCCTTTCTGCCGATTTGTAATCGAAAAACATCGGTACATAAGCCATTATTTTCTCGTGAAAATTATCTGTGTAAGGAGGTTTGCCTAAATCACCAGTTCTAATCATTTTAAACATGAGAATCAAATCTTCTAAAGTGTCCGTTTTGAACTTATCGTACAGATCGCCGGATAAAACTTGTATCTGATATTTTTCAAGTTTTTTTCCTGTTATTTCTAAGTAAAACTCTACAATCTTTATAATCTGCGTTACAATATCAAATTTTTTACCTTGTGAGACAATCAGCTCACCATTTTTTATACTTTCTTTCATGGTGAGCGATTGTTCAATTCTTGCTATCTCATTAAATGCTTTTTTATCCGAACATGGCTTTAAGATCATCAACGTCGTCGGCTGCGCTGGTTTTAATGTTGTTAATTTGTTTGAAGTGTTCGGCATACATTTTAGGATTTTGCTTGATACGTTCTATTTCATTGATGTAATTCTCAAAGTTTTCATTAGAAAATAATGTTCGAGGCCTGAGGTACATCGCCATTTTTGGATTGTTTTTCCACTGGATAACTTTCAGTTGAATAACTTCTATAATTTGCTCTTTAGTAAAGTCCTGTTGCAAAAGTGCTTTTATCTTTGAAATATTACTTTTGATTTCTCGAAACTTCGAGCCAGTTGCTTCGTTCAGAAAGTTGAGTATTTCGGTTTCTATCATTACACTTCTTTTACTTTTTTCACAATAATTTTTCCAGCTTCTCGCATACAGTTAAACGTGTGAATAACCTTTATTATCTCGTATATATTCTGTTTCAGTTCTATAAATTCACCTGTTCGTGGAGGCATGATATAGCATGTCGATGCGAGAAAACTACCTTCTGTATCGTGATAATGAAATTCAGATTCTAATCTCGTTGCGATATCAGAAACATGATCCTGCAAAAGGATATCAATTTCTTTTGCAATCTCATTTTTATCTGTCATTAGGAACAGGTCTGCTAATCTTTCGTGTTGTTTTTTAAATTCGCTCATATTAATTTTGAATTCTTTCTAATTTTGATTTTAATTGTCTTAAAGTCTTTTTGTTTTCTCTGACATTTTCGCCGTCAGCAATCCAGTTTTCTAAATCTTCGATTTCCTCTTCCAAATCTTCAATTTCAAGCTCTTTATCGTGACAATCTTCGCAAATGGTTCTATTCTGTTTTCGGCTTGAAAAACCTTCGTCCAAATCAAACCATTCGCCGCAATTGCAAGGGGTTGGCATCTCCATATTTAAACTTCTTTTTCAAAGTATAGTTTGTAGAAATTCCCTTTTTCATCTGATCCGCTTTCCATCATTTTTTTATCACCATGAATGTAAACATGAAAGTTTTTATCAAGCTTGATAATGCTTTTAAAATGCTTCTGAGACTTTTTAACCGCTGTTGTATTTATTGGAAATTCTTCAGCAACATTTATTTGCATATCCTGCTCGTAATCGGTTTTGAAATCAGTAAAACTGTTGATGATTCCTTCCTGTTCTAAAACTTCATTTCCAAATTCTTCCAGATTAAAAGTTTCTTTCTCGTGGAAGTATTTCGAAGCTTTGTTTAGCAGAGCGGCTTGGTCTGCTTTGGAAACTTCAAATTCCTGCGGAAGCTGTTTTTTGAAATAATCTTTAATGATTGCCATTGATTCCTGAGTTTGATAGTAATCATCTTCACGCTGTTTTACTTTTAAAAAATCCTCAAACCAGTAATACATATCTCCGTTTTTGTTGTTGTCAACCACTGAAAGAACATATCCGCTTTGTCCGTCTTTATTGTAGATTAAGGCAGCTTTGTCAATTTTGGCTAAACTTATACCCTGATCTACTTCTACAGGATCATGTTGATTTGGGAATATTTTTAAAAAGGATTCTTTTTTTTCCATTTTAAAAATTCCAATTTTATCAACATCATTTTCGTTATCAGCAGGGAAATAAACTACGAACAAATCACCTCCTTGAATGCGTGGATTTTCTGCTGCATCGTAAAGCAATCGTGCTATATCTCTGGATTTATCAATAAATGTCTCTGCATCTTCAAAAACATTACTTACAGTTTTGTAAAGCGGATTGTTTACCAAATATGAATCAGCATAAAACTGATATGTTTCTTCTCCTTTAAAAGAGCCTAAAAAGTAATTTAGTAAAAGGTCAGTTTTGGATTCATCCAACTGAAGTAAATCATCTGCCATACCAGCACCTTCACCGTTAATTTTGTTTCCTACTTTGTGAGCAATAATTTTCATAGTATTTTAATTATAATGTTGTTGTTCTGAAATATATCCCTCAACCATTCTCCCAGCGAAATTGAGGTCTTTTTGAGCTTTTAAAAACGCAGCGTAAAGGCTATCTAAACGACTTGAAGGAATATCATTAAATCGTTCGTAATTGGATGCTCTACATGCTATTGATTTCACATATTCTGTCGTCACGTTTTTATTCATTTTTTTGAACATTCCGAAAATAGCCGCAATCACACGCTTACGTTTTTTATTGAGTTTTTCTGTGGAATTCCTTTCGTAGAACTCGCAAAGAGTGTCTATTTCCTGAGGGTTTAGGTTTTTGGCGGAAGCAGTTCGCCCGTGTGTGAATGCACTTATAATTTCCGCTCTCTGATTGCTCACTCCTTCTTTAGACATTAGTGTCATCAATTTTTTAAGTGTTGCCATATTAATCGATTGAAAAATTAAAGTTGACACGTTTGATAATTCCTCCACCATAATCAACCATTTTATAACCTCGTGCATAACGTGACGTTCTGATATCGATCATAGCCTCCATTATGATATCCATTCCTTCATTAAAAAGCTCACTATTGGCACGATCACGCATTTGGTTTAGCTCACGAACTTTTTTAGGATCATAGTTTCCCTGTGCATCGGTTTTTAAAGCTATATTTAGAAAGTCCATTAGAATTTTTTCATTATCGCTTTCTCCAGCCAATGAAGCCATGTATTTTTTTATTTTTACAATACCTTCCGCCTCCGTACCGTTAAAGGATGGGCTGACGTTCCAACCAACTCTAACAGATGCAGAACCGTCATCTAAAGTAAAAGTGTGGCTGTCCTGTGACCTCTTTGCATTCCCGAACACTTCAGCTCTTAGCTCAATAACTGGTTCAATATTTTTAAAGAGGTTCTCAATTCTACTTTCTAAATCCTGACGTTTGTCAATGAAGTAATCTATCTGACCGAGAACCACATCGTTCTCCATATTTTTCATCAATTGTTTATCATCAGCTTTTTTTTGTTTTTTTTCTTTTTCTTCCTGAGCAACCTGATCTGCAATTGCTTTTTTTTGTTCCGGTGTTAGTTGTGCGATGTCTATTGTTGTCATAATGCGTTATTTTCAATTATTAATTCTTTTAGTTGGTTTTCTCTGTACATCAGTTCATCATTGATCTTAAACCATTCTTCTTGATAACTGTCGTCTTCTAATCTTGCTTTTAAGCCTTTGATAATTTGCTCAAGTTCTTCGGCGGTTGGTGGAAACATTTCATCCATAATTACAATTCGGGAGATTCCCAGTTTTTAGATTTTATAAAAATTAGTTTCGTCTTTATTTTTTCTTCGATGGTTTGTGGTAATTCAAAAACTCTCGAATTGATTAATGCACTTCGTTCCTGATGGATCAGAATCCTTTCAAATGCTGTGAGGTACTTTTCACCATAGCTGTCATACTGCAATGCTATCGTCAGTTTTTCAAATCTTTCGCTTTCTGTATAGGTCATTTTGTTTTTGTTTATGCGATTTTGCCCCAATATTTTGCAGCACGTTCTGGGTCAATGATAAATTCTGCGCCTCCTCCGTACCTTGACTCAACAAAGGCTTTGTAACCTTCAACACGTATTTTTACATCTGCATCAAATCTTACGTGTTTTGCGAGTGCGCCTCGTGGTATTTTTCCGTCAGCTTGAGAAATGAAAATCCAAAGTTTGCTGTTGTAATCTTTACGAAGGCGATCGTAAGTTTTTCGGTTTAAATCGGTGTATTGGATACTGTCATTTATAATAATCTCAGGACTTCGTTGTGCATCAACACGGGATAAAACTCTTTCCATCGGAACTTTATTTCCTAATAAGATCTTCTTTGCAACAGTGGAAAGTTCGGCACGTTTGATATTTAATTTTAAAGATTCTGATTTTCCTTCTTCTAATGAGTTAATCAAAACTTTATTTTTAACAAATTCCGTCAGATACCTTGCTAACTGCATCATGAATGTTGATTTTCCGTGAAAACTTTCTCCGTAAATAATCCAAACGCCTCTTGCTTCAGGTCTTCCGAAACTTTCCAACCATTTTCCAATAAATTCCATCACTTTAAACTGAGTACTTTCAATTTCTTCAACTGAAAAGAAGTCGTTTGCCATGTTATTTTTCTTGTTTTTTTCTAAGGTTAAAAATTGCATTTCTTGTAACTCCGTATTCTTTTGCGATTTCCGAATCTCCTTTACCTTCAGCCACTTTTTTTAGAATCTCCTTTTTCTGCTCAGGACTTATTTTTGAAGGATATTTCGCATTGCCTCCGTTTGCGTTCCAGTGGAGATTGGTGTAATGATAGTTCTCATGATCTCCGTTGATGTGTTTTGCAGTAAGTTTTGGCTCGGGTGGCATTCCCTTCCAACATTCTAATATTAATTTTGCTAATCCTATCTGATTGCTTTTATAGTAGATAAATTTGAAAGGATGTTTACCACTTTTCCTTACTTTAATTTCTAATTCTGTTTCATTAAGAAGAATAACAGAACCATCTTCGTTCACTTTTAAACCTGCGATTTCGGGGTGATATCTAAATTCGCTCATGATGCTAATAATTTTCTTTTATCGTCAATTCTTGAAGCTATAATACTGTCGGAAACCGCTCTCAAATCTCCTTTGGCATTTTTAGCGATTGTTTTAATGATGCTTTCGTCTTTTAAACCATTGGCTTCGCAAAGCACTTTAATGTCTTGATAATTGGTATCTTCAAGCTCGTAAAATCGACCGAAACGACTGTTTAATTCTTCGTAACCTTTCTTTTTAAGTCTCAAACCGTTTTCAAATCTTTTTCTTAAAAAATAGGTTGCTAAAATCACGATAGAGCAGTGTCCTTTCAATTCGTTGTATAATGTAATTAGAAAGAGTAGGACGTTATCATCAATTTTATCAACTTCATCGATGATTAATTGTGGGTGTTCCATTTTCTTAAATCGCATCACGATATCTCTCATCATTTCGGCTATTCTATTTGAGGGATTCTTATCTCCGAGCTGAAAAAGTATTTCGGAAAGGAAAAATTTTCTGTCCCAATATTGACCACATTCTATTCTTACCACATTTGTATTTTCTGTTGCAAACTTTTTTGTTGTTTCAGACTTTCCGGCACCTGCGTTACTAATAACGGATAAAACTAATGCACTGGTTTTGCTATCTTCTAATAATCCAAGTAAATCAACACCGTTTGTGGTGGGTGCAAATTGCCATTCTTGAGAATTATAACCTATCTGAACACCTAATTTCCTGAACATTTCCTCTGAATAAGGCTCCCAATTACCATTCAATAGATGGGAAACTACAGCGGGCGAAACACCTTTTAAAGCAGCAGATGCTTTATTTTGACTTCCTTTTTGCTGAATAAACAATCTCAATTGATCTACGATTGCGATTTTTTCTTTTTGGTTCATATCTTTTTTAGTTTTTGTTAAGTTGTGCGAAAACTGATTTTCGTGTGGTTATTTGTTCATCTTTGGTCGTGTAAGCAGCTAATTTTGCATCCAGTTCCCAGTTATCTTCAATCATTGCATTTTGTTCGTCAATCAGACTTTCACGGGTGATTCCGGTACGTTCTGCAATCTTTTGATATTGTTCCCAATCTCGCATCATTTCTATATCTCTGATATTCATATCAGCTCTCATTTTTTCATCCTGTTGAGCTTTACGAATTATTGGCGATTGGCTGTGAGCACGTTTCTTCTGAGCGTATGCTACAAATATTTTCTGTCCTTTTTCATTTATTTCGTACAGTTTGATGTACTCATTCAAATATTCAGGATCATAAAGTACTATCAACTTAGTGTTTACCCTTTTCCTTCTAAATTCAATGTCTATTTCATCGTTTTCGTCGTAAACCTCAAAATCGTAATCTACACCGGAAACAGTCAGCTTCATCCCTTCTTTTCTGTAAGTCTTTGGAGTTGTTTCTTCAAGCCAAAACATTGATATTTGTTCGAATGCATCCAATTCTCTTTCATGTTCTGATTTCATTTTGAAAACATCGTTTCTTGATTTATCAAATCGTGGATGTTTCATTGCGTTCCATTCATCAACCATAATTATAAAGTGTTTATAAAGCTCTTCTTTGGTTGGTAGAGCACCTTTAAATTCTTTAATAAAATCTACATTGACCTGTGAACGACTTCTTTTTGACTTAATACTTTGTTTATCAGAAAACCATCTTTTGTTTATGACCTGCATTTGAAACCTATCAAATATCTGTTCTATCGGATTTGATTTTCTTCCGACCTTGTGATGGTAATGAGTGCCACCTCCTGAGACTACACGACTATATAATTCTTGCATCTTTTTGGTTTTGTGACCTGACTGTGCATCGTAAGTAAATAGATATGGTTTTGCACAAGCTGAATTAACAGCCATTTTTAACGCCTTATAGTGATCCACATGAGTTTCTGATTCAGAGAATGACCACCCCAAGATTTTTTCGCTATAAACATCAATTACACAATCGATATTTATATCAGCTCCCATTTTGTTCTTACTATCCTTTATGTGTATAGTATCGAGTTTAGTTCCATCAATCGCCCAATGAGCATTTGGAAATAAAGTTTCTTTGTCTTTTTTGATTGTATGACCAAATCTGTTTAACCATGCTTCCTTTCCATCACGGGGACGTAACCAAATTCTTTCATTTTCAGGTTTCATTAAAAAATTTAGAATTCCACTTTCGGAAAGTTTAGGAAATCCGGTTATTGGTCTTTTATTTTCGTAGACTTTCAATAATTCAGGAATACTGCATTTAATAGGAAGTGAATAATACGCAATAAGCCATTCTCCAACCTCCTCAGTGATCTTTAATGAATTAGTGTGACAATAGTTGCTGTGGATCATCCCCTCCATTCCTGGGCGTGGATAACGCTTAGAAGTTTTGTTTAAAACACAAGCCTCATATTTTGCTCTTAGAGCTTGCGAGTTCTCCGGAAGATCAAAAGGGTAACGGATTCGTAGATCGTCGCTAATTGAATGTACAGAATCCGTAATTCTTTGCCACAATTCGGCTTTATTAATCTTTGGATTCGCTGAAATTACTTTTCCTATAACTTTTTCAATCGCATTGAAAATAACTACATTCGCAGTGTACTCCTCAACTACATCGGCGTTGGCTTCTGATAAATAACGCCCGTCTTCAAGTTCATAATTTGAAAAATAAGCTAATGCAATCTCTGACGATTTCAGAAAATCTGAAAAATTGATTATGCTTTTCTGTTCGTATGGATTTATTTTTAAATCGTGTTCAATTATATTTTTGAACCTCTCCGGTAGGCTTGCATAGATGTAAAGAGCACAGTTTCCCAGTCCCCTTGCTGCTCTTGCCTTTTTTATTTGACCTCTGTGAGCAAGAACTTTAAGACTATTCGCAGAAACTATACCTGCATTTGCAAGCCAGTTACCTTTTACGCATAAAGTATTATTATAGTATTCAAACATTATTTAAACGGTGTTTAAATGGTTTTTAATTTGTTCCCTGTGAAGGAATCGAACCTCCAAGAAACCTTTAGGGATTATGTAGATTTATAACTTTTGAAAATGATAAACTTTCCAAATAGTATCCATTCTTCTGTGATTACTGGAGTGATGAAAATTGTACTTACAGCACTTGTTCTGTACTTTAAAATTTTTAAAAGAATTTTTTTCATGATTTTTTATTTTTGGTTAATCTTTGCTTTTTCTTCAATAGCCTTATTGGCTTCCTTTTCTAAAGAGTTGTATTCCTTTTTTAGTTCATCTGGCATCAATCCTGTACGGTCACCACGCAAACATTTTCTGATGTAATCAACAGAGTATCCATACTTATCAGAAAGAACATTTAGAATGACTCTATTGTAGCTTGTTTTTTTTTGTGTAGTTTTGTCCAT